ACAATGTCAACTGCTGGAGTTTATGACTTGTTTAGAGTGAAACCAAGTATGCAAACAAATGGTAATAAGTTAGAAATATTAGACTCGTTAAATGCAGTTTTAAGAACTTACTACTTTAGACCACAAGAAGAATGCAAGTATACACCAGTTGTAATTGATTTCGTTAATAAATATGGTTTTTTTCAACGAGAGTACTTTTACAAAGCAAGTTTTGAAAACTTTGAGGTTAACAATTCAGAATATAACTTATTACAATCTGACTTAGTTAACTATTCTATAAGCGAAGGGCAAAGAAAAGTATTTAACGCAAATGGTAAGGAGTCGATTAAATGTAATACTGGTTGGGTAAACGAAAACTATTCATCTACAATTAAAGAAATATTACTTTCTGAGCGTATTTTAGTCAATTCTAAACCTGCTAAGATTACTACTAAACAAGTTGAAATGCAAAAGTCTTTAAATAATAAAAATATTAACTACTTATTGGAGTTCGATTTCGCATATGAATCAATTAACTCAGTTGTATAATGAAAAGGAAAGTACAAATATACATAGAAGATGTTGCTCAAAGTGGTAACTATAATCGAATAGAATTATTTGAAGATGAAAAAATCAATGTTAATTTATCAGTTCAAAATGTATCAGATATTTCAAAGGTTTATACTGACTTTTCACAAAGTTTTTCAGTTCCAGCAAGTCCGACAAATAATAGAATATTCCAACATTTTTACAATAGTGATGTAGACCAAGTAATCGACCAAAATTTAAGAAGAAAGGCATATATCGAAATTGATTTAACGCCATTTAGAACGGGGAAAATTCAATTAGAAAAATCGACTTTAAAGAACGGAAAAGTTGACAGCTATCAGATTACTTTCTATGGGGAGTTGTTAAGCCTAAAAGATAAGTTTAAAGACATTAAACTAAAAGACTTAGATTATAGTTCTATTTCTCACGATTATGACTACACGAACGTTAAAAATAGGGTTACTTTAGATTCTACTGATTACGATGTTAGATATCCTTTAATTAGTTCTTCAAGGCTTTGGAGTTATGGCGATGCAAGTTCAACTGATATAACGCAAACGAGTTCAGCAATTGACTTTACGGAATTATTTCCAGCTATAAGAGTTAAGAAGATTTTTGATTTTATTGAAACAAAATTTAACATAACTTTTCAATCCTTATTTTTATCTGATAAAAAGTTTACGGATTTATTTTTGTATTGTAAAAATAGTGAAACTCCAAACATTAAGGATAGTCAGGAAGTAGATCTAATAAGTCAAACAACACCACCTTTTTTTAGTGGTAAATTTGATTTAACTACTAATACTTTGAATGTTGATTATGTAGATATGAATTCGCCAATTGATGGGTATTATCAATCAGCACACCATTATGTTAAGATAGGTATTTCTAACGTTACCGATGTTAATGCTATTTATTATATTGATGTTTATCGAAATGGAAATTTTGAAAAGACAATTCAAGGAAGTGGAAACAATACATATGCAGTTGATTGGATATCTAACGAGGATGGTTTAGCTGATAAATTTAAGTTTAAAATTTCTTCGCCTGACTTAGTAACGTTAACTACAAGAGTTATTTATTCGTTTGAATATGTTTACCATTCAAATCCTTTAAATATAGATACATTAGGTCAAGAGGTTTTTATTGCTTTAGCTGATGATTTAACTTTTTCAGGTGTAAACATTAACCTTTCAAATCTTATGCCTGATATGTTAGTCGAAGATTTCTTCAAAGGTATATTGTCGGAATTCAATTTGACTTGTGTTTATATTGGTAACGATACTTACGAGATAGAGCCTTTAGATGATTGGTATCGTAAAGGAGCAGTAATTGATATTACAAAGTACACCGATGTTACTACAATAGATGTTGAAAGATTAAAACTATATAAATCTATTAATTTTGAACACGAAAAGAGTGAATCATTTTTGAATAGGCAGTTTTTTGATTTGAATGGAACTGAATATGGCGACTTAAAAAAGACATTTAACTACGATGGCGAAGACTACAATATTAAAGTGCCTTTTGAAAATTTAAACTTTAATAAATTTACATCTACGGATACACAAGTTGGATATTGCTTAACTAAGTTTCCAGACCATAAACCATACATACCAAAACCAATTTTATTATACTACTATAAGAAGTTACCTACAAGTGCAAAAATTACAGATGGAACTACAACTAACTCAATGACTAATTACATTTGTTTCGGTCAAGATAACGTAGTAAACAATTATAATATGTCAATTAATTTCGGTAGTGAGGTTTCAAGTATTTTAAATGCGATAAATCCTAATTCAATTTATAACACTTACTATTCAGGGTATTTAAACAATATGTTTAATCTAAAGAATCGTATCACAAAAGTATTAGCTAAGTTTCCTATTACTTTACTTACATCTTTACAATTAAATGATAGGTTAATCATAAGAGATAAGCGTTATATTATTAATGAAATTTCAACTGACTTAACTACTAGCGAAGTAAACTTAGTTTTAGTTAATGACTTCAGAGATGTAGTGAACAGCATAGGTTCAATTGGTACTGATGGCGGTAATACTTATGTAAATTTCCATATGCCAAACGGAGGAGTAAGTACAACATTTACAAGTAGTTCAGGTACAACAGTTACACCAAGTTCAACTACAACAAGTACAACATTGACTTTTAACGTGCCATCAACTGCAACATATAAGAAAACAAGAATAACTGAAGATGGAAAAATAAGGGTATCTGAAAACATTATAACAAGAATAACTGAAGATAAAGATACTATTCACACAGTAACCTCTACGACAACTACAACAACTGGTGGTACTATTACTAATAACTATACAATAATTCAAACAAAATCGCCAATATGATAGATAATTTAATACAATTACTCCGCATTACAGAGTATTACGGAGTTTCAAAGAACATTGATATAGCAAAGGGAATCAACTGCATTCCAAAGACGTATAAAGCAATGTTTAAACAAGCAAAAAGAACTTTAAAATCTAAGTAATGGCAGAGAAAAAAACGATAGAACTTGAAATAAAATACGATAGTGTTAAGAACTTAAAAACACAATTACGTGAGGCACAACAAGAAGTTCAAATGTTGGCTGAAAAGTTTGGGGCAACATCTAAAGAGGCAACTGAGGCAGCAATAAAAGCAGCTAAATTAAAAGATGCGATAGGGGATGCAAAAGCCTTAACCGATGCGTTTAACCCTGACGCTAAATTCAATGCTCTTTCAGGTGCTTTAGGTGGTGTTGCTGGAGGCTTTAGTGCTGTTCAGGGTGCTATGGGGTTATTCGGAAGTGAATCTGAAAACGTACAAAAAGCATTGTTAAAGGTTCAAAGTGCAATGGCATTAAGTCAAGGAATAAATAGTGTAATGGCTGCGAAAGATTCATTCACTAACCTTGCTGCTGTAATTGGAAAAACTACGATAGGTCAAAGGCTGTTAACTGCTGCTCAAGTTGTAGGTGCTGCTGCTATGCGAGTTTTAAATATGGTAATGAATGCCAATCCAGTTTTATTGCTTGTAACTGGTATTACTGCTTTAGTTGGTGCAATGGCTTTTTTAAGAAATTCTCAAGAGGCTGCTGCTGTAACTGCAAAAGATTTAAACGAACAATTAGAAAAACAAAGTGCTATTTATGAAAAATTAGCAAAAGATAATGAGGTTTATTCAAAATTAGATTTAGCTTATGCAAGAGAAAGAGGTGCAACTGAAGAAGAATTAACTAAAATTAAGGAGGATGCAGCTAAGAAACAAGTAGATTTATTATATGATAATTTCATTCAAACTCAAAAAACTTTTGATAAAATAAGTGCTTTATATTTTAAAGATAAGGCAACACTTGAAGAGTATAACGATGCAAAGAAAAAAGAACAAGATTCTTATGATAAATGGAGAGATGGAGTAAACGCAAAAAATATTGCAGATGCTGAAAGAGATGCGGATAAAGCTGAAAAATTAAGAGAAGAACAAGCTAAAAAAGATGAAGAAAGAAGAAAGAAAGAAGCTGATAGATTAAAAAAAATAAAAGAAGATAGAGAAAAAGCCTATGCGGATGAAGTAGAAAGAAGAAAACAATCTACTGAAGAATTAGAAGAATTAGAAACGATGTTGCTTAAAAATAAAATTGATAGAGCAAACAAAGAAAAAGATTTAAAAGATTCTAAAAATGAAGAAGATTTAAAAAGACTTCAAGTTCAACACGATTTAGAAATGCAGTTTATTGAAAAAAGAGAACAAGTAAAAAAACAAGCTGCAGAATGGGATAAAAAAAGAAGAGATAAAGAAATAGAATTAGCAAGTGATGGCTTTAAATTAATTGGCGACTTTACCGAATTAATGGGTAAACGTACGGAAAAAGAAAGAAGAAGAGCATTTAAGATTAAAAAGGCTGCTGATTTAGCGAGTGCCACAATTGACGGAACAAAGGCTGTTTTATCTACTTATGCTGATACACCCGGAGGACCAATTATTAAAGGTGTTGCTGCTGGAATTGCTGGGGCATTTTCTGCTATTCAAATAGCTAAGATTTCTAAACAACAATTTGAGGGTGGTGGTTCTTTTGATGGTGGTAATAATTCAAGTGGTGGTGGTGGTATATTTCCAACCAATCCAAGTACTCAAGGTGGAGTTATTGCACCAACATTCAACGTTAATAGTGGAACAACAAATCAGTTAAATACATTACAACAACAACCGATTCAAGCCTATGTTGTAAGCGGTCAAGTAACATCTGCTCAAGCATTGGATAGAAATAGAATCAAAAATGCAACATTGTAAAAAATTAAAGTTTAAATAATATGAAAAAATTACAAGATATCGAACTTAAGATTGAAAACGAAAACGAGGATGGAGTCTTCGCAATTAGTTTAGTTGATAAACCTGCAATTCAAGAAAACTTTATTGCATTGTCTGAACATAAGATTGAATTAAAGGTTGTAGATGAAGATAAACGAATTTTAGTAGGTTTAGCTTTAGTTCCAAATAAAAAGATTTACCGAGTAGTTAATGGTAAAGAATTCAACGTATTCTTTTCTGAACAAACAATTGAGAAAACAAACGAATTGTTTATGCGTAATTTAAATCTTAACTCAATTACTTCACAACACGAAACAAAAGTAAACGGAGTTAGTGTTATTGAAAGTTGGATAGTTGAAGATGAGAAAAACGATAAGGCTAACATTTACAATTTAAATGCTGTTAAGGGTAGTTGGGTTGTTAAGATGAAAGTTTACAACGATGAAGAATGGAATAAGGTTAAGTTAGGAGAGTACAAAGGTTTCTCAATTGAGGGTATTTATCAAGGCTTAGACAAATTACAAGCGAGTGAACAAGAAGAAATTGAAGAAGATTACACAACTGATATAATCGAGTTCTTAAAATCTATATGAGCGAATATTTAAATAATGTAAGGTATAAGTTAGTAACATCTTTAGATGGAACTGAAAGCATTTATTTAGATGATGCAAGTTCGGACATTCCTAAAAAGATTTCGTATACTAATTTTAGTACTTCGATTTCAACTAATATAGCGACTGGTAACATTGTATTCGTAGCGAGTAAATCTGATTTGCCAACTGCTGTAAGTGGTGTTATTACGTTACTTTCAAATATCACTTATTACATTACCGATACAATTGATTTAACTGGAGATAGAATTGTAGCAAGTCAAAATACAGTTATACTTGGAGCAAGTTCAGAAAACTGCTATTTAAAAAGTACGGGTTTAAGTAGTTCAACTGCCTTAATAACTTCGGTTTATTCTTTGCCTATTCGTAACGTATCATTTACTCATGGAAAAGTCTTTGACTTAGATGGTGATGGGGTTACTACTGCATTAGATTGGTTCGGTATTAATTTCGTTGATTGTGCAACTATTGGAACGATTAAAGACTACACTAACTTTGTAATGGGTGATAGTGCCTTTCTTAATTCAAGTGGCTTAACATTCAACGGAAGTATTGGAACAATTGCATTTGGAAACTGCTTATTTGATACTTCAAGCGGTGGTACTGCTATTATATTACCAAGTACATTAACAGTAACAAGACGTTTTAGAATCATTTATTCTTCGTTCGTTACCTTATCAGGCGAAACATCTATAAGTGTAAATGCAAGTGCAACAATTGGAGATGAAAGATATATTTTAGATACGGTCAATTTTAGTGGTGGCGGTACTTATATTAGTGGAGTTACACAAACAAGTAATAAAACATTATTTACTAATTGCGTAGGCATTCAAAACACAAGTACTCGAGGTTTTTATTATATGGTAAACAACACAACGGATACACCTATTGGAGTGCCTAATGTTAACGTATGGGTTAAGGCTTTAGGTACAACAACAGCAGATAGTAACAACTCTAAATTCACACATACAAATAATAGATTGACTTATACTGGAGCGTTTAATACTTCGTTCTTAGTAAGTGTGAATACAGCAGTCAGAGCTGGTGCATCTAATCAAAATATTAGTATAGGTATAGCAAAGAATGGAACGATATTGACTAACTCAGAAATGACTATCAGAACTTCAACTTCCAATCAAGAACATCCCGGAAGTACACAATACCAAATCGATTTAATCACAAACGATTACGTTGAGTTATTCGTTAAAAACAATCAATCAACGGATGTTAGAGTTTCAGATTTGAATTTTTCAGTAGTAAAAATTTTAGTATAAATAAACAAATAAATAAAATGGCAGAAAAAACAAAATCAAAAACAAGTCCTAAAGGTGGAAAAAGAGGTTGCCTTTGTGAAGATGGGAAGTATCGCAAAGAATGTTGCAATGGTGACTTACAGAATCAAGGTGTCGGACAACTAAATGAGCAAACAATTGTAAATGTTGTTAATCTAAATGTTGAACGTACAACAAGTACACAACACTAAAAATGCGACAATTAAAAAATTAAAAGTTTAAAAAGTATGAAAAAACAAGAAATTATTAACGCATTAAAAACCATTAAAACATATTTAGGTATGGAGGTAAAATTAGCACAAATGAAGTTGGCTGATGGCGTTACTGTAATTGAGTTCGATTCTTTAGAAGTTGGGAAAGAAGTATTCATTGTTAATGAAAATGGAAACGTGCCTTTACCGATTGGAGAGTATGAATTAGAAGATGGTAACATTTTAGAAGTCTACGAAGAGGGAATAATCGGAGAGATTAAAGCACCTGAAGCACAAGAAGAGGAAGCACCAATGGAAGAAAAAGAGCCAGTTGCTGAAGTGCCAGTTGAGGCATCAGTAGAGCCACAAAGAGAAGTTAAGAAAGTAGTTAAGTCTACTATCGAAGAGCAACACTTTGCAGAAATCGAAGAATTGAAAAAACAAATCGTTGAGTTAAAAGCAATGATTGAAGTTAAAGAAGAAGTGAAAGAGGAAGTAATCGAATTAGAAGAAACTCCAAAACCTATTTCTTTCAATCCTGAGAAAACAAATGAATCTGAACAAATTAAATTAGCTGTAAACAGCAGAATGAGTTCAAGAGATAAAATTTTAAACATTATATACAACAACAAATAAATAAATAAAAAATGGCTACAACAGCAAATTTAACTACAACTTATGCAGGTCAAGACTCAAAATTATGGGTAAAAGCTGCGTTATTAGGTGGTAACACTTTATCTTCAGGAAAAGTAACAATTTTACCTAACGTAAAATACAAAACAGTTTTACACAGATTACTGACTGACAACTTGTTAAAAGATGCAAGTTGTGATTTTTCTGCGACTTCAACTGTTACTATCAATGAAAAGGTATTAACACCTAAGGAACTGCAAGTTAACCTATCTTTATGTAAGCAAACGCTAAGAAGTTCTTGGGAGGCTGAAGAAATGGGAATGTCAGCTCACGATGTTTTACCAAAATCTTTTTCTGATTACTTCATCGCTTACGTTATCGAGAAAGTAGCTTCACAAATGGAAACTGCTATTTGGACTGGTGCTACAGGAACTTCAGGTTCTATTGATGGTTTCATGACTCAATTAACTGTTGATGCTGCTTTACCATCTGCTAATGAGATTGCTGGTACTACTGTAACTGCATCTAATGTTATCGAGGAGCTTAGAAAAATTTCTACAGCTGTGCCATCTACATTATTCGGACGTGATGACTTACATATCTATGTGTCCCAGAATATCTATCGTTCTTATATTCAGGCACTTGGAGGGTTCTCAGTAGCTGCAACTTCAAATAGTGGTGTTGATGCTAAAGGTACTCAATGGTACAACGGACAAGATTTAACTTTTGATGGAATCAAATTATTTTGTGCTAATGGTTTAGTTTTCCCTC